TTTCAATTTGGTAAAATACCTTCTGCTAAAGAGCTATTTACAGATCGACCATATGAAGCAGAAGTTAAGCCATTATTTAAATCAGAACATTTTGATACAGAGTATGGCACTAATACTTTTGCACATACAAGAGTTCAAGTTGGATTTGATAAGGGTTTCTCGGCAAAGTATGATGATTTATCATCTGAAGTAATTGATACATTAAATAACACCCTAATAATAGACGAGATACAATCTGATTATATACAGAGAGGTCAGGATAACGGATTTATTGGTGACTTTGATATTGTGCCAGAGGATAAACTAATAGAATACTTAGAAAAAAATAATATATTTTACAAATTAAGTAAACCTCCGTTTGCAGACAAAGAATCTGGAGTTAAAGTAATTGAATGGCAGCAAAGTGGACCAATTAAACCTGGAGATGCACCTAAAATGGATACTTTAAACGTAGGCTATGACAAAAATTTTATCTTTAATAAATCTGATAAAACTCACTATGTAACTACAGGAGAGGATATTAATCCTGTACAGTATTTAACTGATGAAGGTATAGTACCAGATTTTCCAATAAAAGAATCTAAAAAATTTGTTGAGTTAGTTCTAAATAAAATGATTGAGAAAGCTGTTCTTGATGGCAGAGATAGTATTGCTATTACCAATGGGCAGATACAAGCTAATCGTTATGATGCTATGACTGATGAAGATAAAGAAGGTCTTAAAAAATTTTATGATACAATTGTGTATGACCAATTAAACAAAATTGCAAAAGAATATGGTGTTGAATTAGAGACAATTAATATACAAAATCCTGATGATATTGAGGGTGGTTCTGAAGAAGAAGATAATACAATTCAATTTCCAATGAGAGTTAAAAATGCACAAACTGCTGGTTATACTTTACAAAAATTATCTGGTGAAATATTAGATGAGTTAGTAAATAATAGAAACTTACCAGGTCATGCTAGTATATATAGTAATGAAGGTAAAGGACAAGGTTTAGATTATATTATGAATATACTAGGAAATGTAAATAAGTACGAAGATAATTATTATGTTTGGACTAAAAACAATATATCAGAAGATATAAATAATTTAAATGTATTTAAAAATTTTGAAGATGTAGTATGGGATATGCCTATTGTTCCTGTTAATGATACACCTACTAATTTAGTAGTTAAAGATTTATTAAAGGCATCTTCTGAAGATAGAGAATTTATACTTAGGCGATTTACTATAGGGGGTGAAGCAGGGTATCCTTATGCAGGAGAAAATATAAATAATACAGATTTAATTCAATACACAGAATATCTTAGAAATTATAAACCACCTGAAGGTGTAGACTTAGGTTATGATAAAGATGCAGAACAACTTATCAAAATGAAACTTCCTAAAAGATTACAAAAAGATTCACTAAGCAAACCAATTAAACTTAGTAAAATTAAAAAACAAACAAATAAAATGATGGCATAATATTATGAGAGATACTAAACTTATTAATGCTTATGTAGTTAAACAAACTAAAGATAAAAAACAAAAAGAATTATTTAAAGTTTTAAAGAAAGAAGTAGAAACAGGTGCTAATGGCACTCAAAACTACATGATAAAGAAAGGTATAAATAAAAATACAATAGCTAAGAAATAAAAAAGGGGAAGCGTTAACTTCCCCCCACAGTAGGCAACATCAAGGGCTCCTTTAGGGAGCCTTTTTTATTGGTGGTATACCGAGCATAGGTCTACCATCAAATTTATTTTTACTAGCAAAAGAACCATTAACATGATTATAATGTAAAAATACTTGACCACAAGTATTACCTTGAAATTGTTCTCTCCAATGTTCTAATTCACATCCACTATACACAAGCATATCCCCTACATCTAATATAACCTCAGTACCTTTTGGTGCATTAGGTTTATGTATATTTTTATATTCATCAATAACATTATTACTACCTGTACCATCAATAAATATAGACCACTTATCTCCACCTAAATGTACAGTAGTTGATATCTCACAACTAGGTCTATCTTTATGTCGTTTTAATATGTCACCTTTTTTATATATTCTTGCATAAGAGTATGTTGGTAATAATTGTAATCCTGTTTTTTCTTGCATTACTGGTAGTACCTTCATCATTAAAGTTTCCATTACAGGATCTGCATAATGAGAATATGTATTTGGCACTTGTTGATCTGACCATGTACCAAACATACCATTATCAAATATAATATTATTTTGATACATCCATTTTGCTGCATCACGTTTAAGCATAAAATAATTATATATAAAATTAGCTAATTCGTATGGTACAGCATTTTTTATTACTTGATATTTTTTAATATTAAATGTCATACAAACATTCCTTTCTGTAAAAAATTAAATGATACTGATATTCTTATATCATTTGATTCATTTGGATCTACACAATGCATTAACCAAGATGGAAACATAATACATCTACCAGCAATAGGTTCATAATGTGTTTCTCTATAAAGTCTTGATGGTTTTTCTCCATCTTTTTGTTTAGGTCTACACATTGCAGCTGATGATCTTGGATCATCTATTTTTAAATGCCCAGAGTTTTTATTAGCTTTAACATAATACACACCAGACCATAAAGAATTAGGATGTTGATGTGCTCTATTCATCCCACCTGGTGGATTTATATTAGCCCACATATTACCTAATACTGGTTCACTTTCATAATGTTCTTGTTGATACACTGTTCTTTGGCATTCATATAACATATCAACTAGTTTTTTAAATTGTGGTAATTCATTCATGTTAGTAGTTGAGTGCCAACCTTGTACATTAGTTCTAACAATACCTTTATCTTGTTTAGACCAAGCTATAATATCTCTTTCTAGTTCTTGATTAAGAGTAGGATGTTTTATGTCTGCAATATAGATGGGTGTTGGAAAATGTAATTCTCTAATCATTTAAATGGTGTGCCTCCAAACCACATAACTAAAGATTTTCTATTGCCTCGTATTACAGGTTTTACTCTGTGTCTTATAAATGATGCAAAGAATATAGCATGCCCTTGTTTTATCTTTGCAATTTTACCCTCAGTCATTAATTCTAAATCACCACCTTCAAACTCTGATTCTGGTGATAGTAAACAAGTCATAGATATTTTTCTAACAGGTGGCTCATGCTGACAGTTTACATCATTATCTACATGCCAATCATAAAACCCACCTTCTGGATATTCTGTATATTGTGCCATCTCTGTGATTGTCATACCATCAAAACCAAAATGATTACCATTAGTAGTCTTCATAATTTTTTCTATATCTTTATACATCTCATGCATTTTTTTAAATGGTATCCAACTAATATGTGAAGTTCTTGTTTTGGTATCTAACTCTCCTCCTTTAATACCTTTTTTATTACCAACATAAGCATTTTGTTTTGGTTCTGCTCTTCCTGCATTAATAATCATCTGACATTTTTTAGGTGTAAAAATTGGTTTTGTAGTTTCAACAATGTAAGATTTCCAACGTGGCTCTGTTATCATATAGCCCCTCTATTTTTTATTGGGTCAAACTGAACATCACAGTTTGCAGCAAGTGTTCGTCTGGTCTCATTAGTTCCATTAAAAGGGTATACACAGTGTCTCATATCATAAGGAAATACATAAAAATCTCTAAGATCCATAGGTGGTTGATAATCTATTTTTGAAAATTGTCCATTAGATGCACCTAGTATTTGTAGTCTACCATTTTGCTGTACTTGTTTTGCTGAGTATTCTTTACCAAATGTAGATGGTAATTTTAAAATCATAACACTAGATAATCCAGTAAACAACATACCTCTATGTATGTGTGCAGGATTGTATTCATGCTGTTTCATTTCATTAACCCATATAGAATTTAAATGAGTGTCATAATCTTTAATTTTATTAAAAGCTAAATAATGTTTAAATATAGCCATAAAATAATCTGTTACATTTCTTGGTAAAAAATTATGGTTTTTCATCTTTGTTTGATCTTGACCATGATAAAATAATGAATGCTCATTCTCAATTTTACCTACTAATTGTTGATTAGCTGGTGCAAGATTATTATAATTTTGTTCGTAGATTTGATTAATAGCTGTAAAAATATCTAAAGGTACTTGATACTTTAAAACAGACTGACCTAGAAATACAAAATCAAACTTTAGGTTTTGCATGTTGTGTAAGTTTTTCTGCCTCTGTATAACTACTTTCTAATTCACCAGATTTTTTAATTCTTTGTAATGAATTTAATTGACCCATTACATTAAATATTTCAGCTTCACTAGAATTTGCATTTAAAGTTTTTGCTTTCTCATGATATTGTAATCCATAAGATTCTAACTGATGTTGATTAACATCTTTATCATTAAATGATCCATCATTAAATTCACTTTTTAATTTAGACCACATTTTAATTTCTCTCATTCTATGTTTAGCAACTTTTTCCATAGAAGCTTTACCAAATCTAGCTTCGTCTAAATCTATTTTGTATTTTGTTGCTTTATAATCATCTTGTTCTTTATCTACTTTACTTTCTAACCATTTAATCTTTGCTTCATTTCTTCTATAATCAAATGATAGTGCCATAAGATTATCTAAGTATGATGATTGTTCTCTTACACACTGCCAGTACTTTGAAGCTTTTGTTGGGTATCTGTTATCTTGTAACACAGAAAATCTTGCTTCTGTTTCTGTTCTAAACATTTGTTTCTTAGTCCATGTGTCACGTAATTCATCTACCATACCTTTAAAAGCAGATAAATCTTCTTGTTCTAATAAATTATTTAAATGTATTTCTTCTTTTTGTATAATATCTTTAACATCTTTTTTCATTCTATACCTTTTGTATTAATTGTTTAATATCATCTTCTAGTTTTTTACCTGCAGAGTTTGCATGATTTATAATAGCTGCACATAAATTAGCTTGATACTTAAACTCTTTAAGTGCTTCTCTTATTTTACCTACAGGTTTTCCACCATAGTCAATTACAATAGCATTGTCTTTATTTAATCCAATTTTTAATTCAAACAATAGCCCTGTATGTTTATTTAAATTACTTTTTTCCATTGGCTTCCTCTGCTTGTTTTTTCACAAAGTCTGCACCAATTTTAGGATCAAGCTGACTTAATCTTGCTAACGTATTCATAATTTTTACAACTTCTCCGTATGGTCTAGTCATTAAATATCTCATTATTTCTTGTAATTGTGTTGAATCTATAAGATATGTTCTTGATCCTACTTGTTCTTTTTGTTTAGTCATTATGTTCTCCAAAATGTTTATTTATTGTTTTTATATTTTCTTCTGCATTTGATACTACAGTTATTAGTTTATCTAGTTCTTCTGTAAATTGTGGGTGCTCACCAATAGCTACAGGATGATCTAAGTATACAATTATTTTAGCTGTAGCATCAGATATTTCTGCATTATATCTATCTATTAGTGCGTTAATAAATATCTGCCTCATTCTTGCCCCCTAAATTGATAATACTTATCTTCAATAAGATCTGCATCATCTAGATAAGGATTAAGTTTAGCAGCTGCAGATTCTCTAGCATCTCTGATAGTTTGATTTAAAGTTCTACCTTGTTGCAAACAACCTGCTACAAAATCTTCTACTTCTATTATTGCTTGTTTAACTTGTCCCATGTTTGACCTCCTTTACTAGTCTATTTAAATACCATTGTGCTTTTTCTAAATCTTGCAATGGCTCACCTTTAAATTTATATCTTGAAACATATTTCAAAACATTACCTTTAAGATATCCATGATACTCATCATTCTCCATACAATCACGAATAACATCTATAGTTTCTTTTTTACCATGCATGTAATGTGCAGGTGAATTTACACTATCAAACTTTACTTCATTCTCATAAGATAAATCATTGCTATGATCTATTTTTTTTAGATATACTCTTTTATCTTTTACCATATTTTCTCCTTACTGTATTATACTCAACCATCTCAAGATCATATTCTCCTTTATCTACATTACGTTTAACGACAAGCCCACTCCACCACATTTGCTGAGTACTCTTAGCATAGTTTTCCTTATGATGCAAGTAACATCCTGCAGATAATCCCATAAGTTTTCTACCAGATGGCAAAGCACACATGGCATAATCAAATGTATGTATGTGACCTACAGTAGAAGATACTTTATTTTTTAAGAGGAGAGAACGAGCAACATTGTCACCGCTAATAGGCTTCCCCATGACACCAGTAGGATAATTGTGGCAATAGTACACACCATCAACCACAACGGGTTCTTGATATGGATAAACTTCCCAGCCAAAATTTTCAAATTTAAAATCGTCTGTACTAATTGTGCCTTCAAGTTCTGGTATGTCATCTACTGTTCTATCTATCCTATCTTCGTGATTACCAAGTAGCA